CCATTGAACGCCGCTCGCTTGTCGGCATGGAGTAGCGCGAGCCGGGCCGAGTTTGTCCTGGCTACATTCGTCGACAAGATCATCGAGCTGTCGGGTAAGCACAAGCGCGCCTAATCCCGTGTGGATAAACAAGCGCGATGGTTGCTCGCAAAGCGGAATAGAACCTGCCTGGCGCGATGTCAGGCAGGATCAACGGGATACAGGGGTGGAAGGGATGGGTGATTATTCAAAATTGCAGGCGCAGGCCGAGGCTGCAACGCCGGGGCCCTGGTTTGCCGACAACTCCAGGCATGAGGGGAGCATCAACGCTGATGACCGGCATATCGGCATGGTGTCGATGTATGCGGAAAAGCGCGAGGACATCCAGCAGAACTTCGCAAATCAGGAGTTTATCGCGGCTGCCAACCCTGCTGTCGTGCTGGAGCTGATCGCCGACCTGAACGAAGCCGACCGCCGAGCCGGATCAGCAGAGCGCCGGATCGTCGAGACAGCGGATAGTCTGGCCCATATCCGAAAGTGGCACGACGAGCAGAAGGTCGCGGCCGGCTTTCATCGCAATGACCCGTTCGACAAAGCGTGGGATTCGATACTGGAAAAGGCCCGCGCATACGACCAGATCATGACCGCGACCACTGACCGCGATCAGTTCGAGGCGTGGATACGGTCGCTGAATGCCGGCTACAACCTTGAGTTCTACGACGAATACACGGATGGCCGGGTCCAGGGCTTATGGGTTTGCTGGCAGGTGTCCAGGGCAGTCGCACCCGAGGATGTCGAATCGCGCAGCATCGAGGTCGCGGAAATTAAACAAGCGCGCATCAATGCACTGCGTGGGCTGATGGGGGAAGCCTCCCAGAAAGAGTTCGCCGAGCTACACGACCTTGATGCCTCTTACCTGTCACAGTTGCTCAACGGGCACCGGACGCTTGGGGAGAAGGCTGCTGCAAACCTGGAAAAGAAAATCGGCCTGCCCGAAGGATCTCTGGTAATGCCGGGTCGCTCGCCAATGCAGTGAGTACAGACCGCACGGTGAGCACCATACTCACCGTGCGCCCAGTCATCACCGTGAGTTTTTGGCAATGTACTCGTCGATAAACCGCTGAATCTCCGTCGTCATGTCGCTCTCGTTGCGCATGCAGGCCCGGCGGAACTTGTCGTGCTTGGCGGCATCGAGGCGCACGTTCAGGCGCTTCTCTTCTGCGACTGGCTTGCTGGCCTGGGCCAGGATCTTCGGCGCCCTGTCGGCGACCTTGCTTGGTGCTGTTGTGAGTAGTGCCATGATCAGGCCTCCAATAGTTTCTTGACGGCTTCAGCGAAGCGTAGCGACTCCAGGCGTATCTGGCTGTCGCCGCTTCTCGTTGGGGTTTTCCCTCTGGCGATGGCTGTCGGGTATCCGATCCGGTCGCACAGGGGCACGCTTAGCACGGGCAGGCCGTAGCCGTTTAGTGCCTCGGCGATGTCACGGCCGAGCAGCGTGTTCTGGTCCAGTCGATTGACGTACAGCGCGGCGATGAACGCGGGCCGGTGCGCCTGGTGAGCTTTCAGCAGCTCGATGGTGTCAGCTGACGACCAGATATCGAACAGGCTCGGCGGGCATGGCAGCAGCGCCAGGTCGAGCGCCGGCAGTGCATCGGCAGACAGTTCGCCCTTCGTATCAATCACCGCGTAGTCAAATCCTTTGAGCCGCTTCAGGTCGGCAATGCTGTCGGCGCTGAATATCTCCAGGGTTGTCGGGAGGTTCGCCATTCCGCTCCAGCGCTCCAGGCTGCCTTGCGGGTCCATATCGACCAGCGCGACCCGGTGCTTCTGTGCCAATGCCCCGGCCAGGACGACACAGCTTGTCGACTTGCCGACCCCGCCTTTCTGGTTGATCAGCCCGATCTTCTTCATGAGTACAGTGCCCATCGTGAGTATTTGACTCACAGGATATACGAATGTGCGGAAATCGCTTTGCTTATTCGCGAGGATCGCCTATAGTCCCTCTACGGTCCCTGCGAAGGGACCATAAATCAAATTGATCAGGGGTGAAGCGAAATGAACAAGATTCCAGTTACGCACTTTCAGCTGAAGGCATTGCTCGAAATTGCCGAGTCGTCAGGTGATCCGGAGAGCTACGACGACCTGTATCTGATCGTTGTTGCCGATGACTCGGCGCATAGCGGCCCGGGTCTGTATGCCCAGTTCCAGGAAGTGCCAGAGGAAGGCTTCATGTTCATCGGCGAGGACCAGGAAGGCCAGGACCGCGGCGAGCAAATCTGCGAGGCAAAGATCGCATCCGGTGAAGTGACCGAGCTATGAGGCTGGACCCAAGCAAGTTAAGCAGTGACCCGGCACACATCAGGCAGCTGATCGCATCGTCCGGGATGACGCAGAAGGAAGCAGCCGCGGCAATTGGAGTCGGTCACCGAACGATCGGCGACTGGCTCGGCGGCAAGATCAAGTGGTCCTACCCGGCGCAGTACGCGCTGGAGTGTCTTGTTAAATACGGGGTGACGAAGCAATGAACGCAATTGATTGGAGTAAGGCGCCGCCGCACGCAACTCACTGGTGCCCCGGCAACGCAAAGATTGAGGCCGGATGGATCTACAACCCAGGCGGCACCAAGGGCGAGTTTTACAGCTGCTATGCAGATCGTGGGCTTGAGCATATCCCGGCGTTCCCGGACTGGAGAAAGTCCAGGCTTGTACAGCGCCCACCAAAACAGTCTTGGGTCGGCGAAGGCCTGCCACCAGTTGGGGTGGTTTGCGAAATCGCCGGAAGCTCTGAGTACTTCCATAACCGGCACCCAGAAGGCGTCGAGGTAAAGATCTACGCGCACTTCACGGATGATCGCGGCGTTGAACTGGCCGCTTTTACTGATGGTATTGGCCAAGTTGGCGGCGTCGGCATTGCGAAGTGTTTCCGCCCAATCCGCACGCCAGAGCAGATCGAAGCTCAGGCTCGTACTGAAGCAATTGACGACATGATCAAAGCGCTCGGCATGGATAACGCCGGTACGGCTGAGTACATCCGTTGCGGCCTAATCTATGACGCTGGCTACCGCAAGCAGGTGATGCCATGATCGACAAAGCGATTTGCCGCAATGACGGCCGCTGCGAGTACGCAATTCAGACCGGAACTGAGGGGCTTGCTCAGTGCCAGGCCGGCAAGTGTTCGATGCCGCAACCCGCCCACCTGACTATCCCCGGCGCGCTGGAGTGGGATGGTGATAATGGTACTCACGGTGTTGTTGGTACTCACAGTGCGGACGGTGAGTCATTGGCGAACCATTCCGGCGACACCAACGGAAAGGTCGCACCACAAGACGCAATCGGCACGCTGAGCCGAGTTGACCAGGTCATCGTGTTCGATGTAATCGGCGATCCACACATCAAGGATGGAATGGAAGTTTTCACTTCGCCACCCGCGCCGGTATCGGCATACACCGCCGTCGACATGACCACCGCTGCGGCTGGCGGTTTCCGTGATGGGCTCAAGGCCTTTTCCGAATACGGCAACCGGAGCGTGCTCGCTGAGGTGTTTTTCCAGCAGGGCGACGAGCCATTCATCTGCGCCGTGCGCGGTCGCATCTGTGTCGAACAGCTTGAGGCGGCTCAGCGCGACTTCCGCGAGAACCTGCCGGATGAGCTTGAACGGGGCGATGGCATCTACACCTTCGATTTCTACTACGAGAAAGGCCAGTACGACGAGTGGGGTCGCTGTGAGATCGCGCCGGGCTGGGGCTTCGACTTTGTCAGCTATGCCGCATTTGAGGCCGACGATCAGGAGGCGAAGCCATGAGAAATATCCAAACCCGCGAGGGCTACGACCTGTGGGACAAGGTTCATGCATTGCCGCGCTTCAACTTTTGGCGCGGCGGCGAGGATGAAAAGGGCAGCGTTATCCGGGTACCGGAAAAGCACGGCAACTGGGTCAGCTTCAATGACCTGACAGACTTGGCTGACCAGTACCAAGACGAGATCAATGGCCTGCGTGAGCGTCTTGCGCGCCTTGAGCCGAAGGCGGTGCAGCCATGATCGTGCTCTCCATCTGGCTGGCAATCCAGCTCCCGCTTGGACACCTGATCGGCAAGGCTCAGCGCCAAAAGCGCAAGTTTGACGAGGCGTTCAGGCATGGCTAGCGCTCCGAAGGCAGCGCCAAAGCCAAAGCCGATGCCGGTCTACCTGATGCTCAGGAAGATGATCGACCCGGCGACGGGAAAGGAGGTCGCAGCGTTCGTGCCGGCCTCAGACGCCGACCAGTCGATCTTGCGCGAGAAGGGTTACAAGTTTAACGCCAAGGTCCGGGCTGATCTGAAACAACCCAGGAACCCCAAGTACAACGCACTTGTTCATGGCCTGGGCAAGATCCTGGCGCAGAACATCGACCGATTCAGCGGCAAGCAATCCCATGCGGCCATCAAGGCGCTGCAAACCGAGTCGGGAATCTACTGCGAGGAAGACCTGCTCGAAGTGCCCGGCATCGGCTCGCTGATCATCAAGCGCCCGCAGAGCCTGTCCTACGACTCGATGGGCGAGGAAGTGTTCCAGGACTTCTGGGCGAAGGTCTGCGGTTACCTGGTGCTGAAGGACTGGCCGACGCTCACGCCTGAGCGATTGACCGAAATGGCGGAATTTGAAGGGTTCAGGGAGACGGCATGAATAAGTTTGCAAAGGCGTTTAAGTGGGCATTCTGGCCGGCAGCGTTCGGCATGGGGTTTGCGCTCTTGGCTATCGGAATTTACGACCGGTTCGCCAGCGAAGACAGCTACACGACCTTCTACGCCAAAAGGGTAGATGCCACCTGTATAACCGCCAGCGTGCGCGGGAAGCCAATTATGTGGTGCTTTGATGGCGACCGGACTGCCGAGGTCGAGGCGGAATGAGTGCACAGGCCCGAACCACCAAGGCGCCAAGGTCGAAGACCTGCAAGAACCCAGCGTGCAAAACCTCATTCGTCCCGCAGCGCCTCGGGCAAGCCGTGTGCAACTACGCCTGCGGCCTGGCCATCAAGGACGTGAACCAGGAGAAGGCGCGCAAGGCTCTGGCTCAGGTAGAGCGCAGCGAGATCAAGGTGCGCAAGGAGAGGCTGAAGAGCCGGGCGGACTATCTCCGAGAAGCTCAGACCGCAGTGAACGAATACGTGCGCCTGCGTGACGCTCATCTGCCATGCATCAGCTGCGACTCGATGCCGAACGACAACGACCTCATGACCGGCAGCCGCTGGGACGCCGGGCACTATCGGTCGGTCGGCGCCTGTCCGGAGCTTCGATTCGAACCGCTGAACATTAACCGCCAATGCGTGAAGTGCAACCGGAACCTTTCCGGCAACGCGGTCGAGTACCGCATTCGCCTGGTGCAGCGCATCGGCGCCGATCGGGTTGAATGGCTCGAAGGTCCGCATGAGCCCCGCAAGTACACCGTCGAAGAAATCAACGGCATCAAGGCCCACTACCGGGCGCTGGCCCGAGAACTGAAGAGAGCGACAGCATGAGCAAAAGACAGCCTATGCAGCCAGTTGTTAAGGCCGCCGACGGGACCATCCGCTTCAAGCAAAACCAAATCATCAGCGACATGCTGGAGCTTTGCCAGAAGCATGGCCTTGGCCTGAATGAAATCGCCATGCGTGAATACGAAAAGGATGACCGATCCCAGCTAATGCAGCTGATCGGCTACAGCGTCAGCGGTTACGGCAGCTTGAGTTGTTCGCGCGCCAAGCACGTCATGCGCGCCGACGAAAAGGCTGAAGCAATGGTCGACGAGGTGAAGCCATGACCGACGAACAGCTCGCCATGCTGATCGCCATCTACGGCATCGGATACATGATCACCCTATTTTCAATTGAAGTGCCTGACACCGCTTATGCGCTGAATCGCCGGATTTTCCTTTGGCCATTCTACTGGGCCTATCTGGCGTTCAAGTTCGCCTATGCCGTCCGCGAAGACTTCCGGGAGTGGCGCCGATGAACCGCCGCCCATCCATGTTTCAGCAGCCAGCGCCATCGCCCTGGTACGTCACCAAAACCAAATGCACCGAGTGCGGCAAGTTTCGCGCCGAGGGCAATCATGCGAAGTGCAGCCGGGCGCGGCAGATGCGGTTTGCGGGGGAGAACACATGAGCAAGAAAGTTGAGATTGACGGATCTGATCTTGTCTTTATGGCGATGGCCGTATTTTTCGCGCTGACCAGTTCGCCATGGTTCCTGGTTGCAATACCCATCATCGCCGCAAGCTGGGTAATCAACCCGCGCTGGAGCAAATCCGAAGGCTGGAGGTTCTGGCTATGAGCAACTGGAAGATGTTCCGCCTATCTCTGGCCAATCATCCGGGGGTAACCGTTGGCTGGATGTGGGCCGCGTTGCTGGCTGTCGCAATGCTTGTTCGTGGCAGCCCACCTCCGATGATCTTTTGGCTAACCGTTTACCCGGCGGTCGCCGCCCTGCCATGGATTCCAATCCTGTGCACTGCTTGGACCGGCCGCAAGGAATACGCCATCGAGCGCCCTGAAAATAAGTGATGGCATTCTGATTATTACGGTCCCTACAGAGAGACCAGATCAGCTATGATAGCGCGCGTAGGCAAACAAACAGGGAGTGACCGAATGAGCAGATTGATTGGCATCGCTGGCCGGGCCGGCAGCGGAAAGGATACGGCGGGTTCGCACCTGGTCGAGTCCCACGGATTCCAGCAGTACGCATTCGCCGACCCGATCCGGGCAATGCTCGGCGCGCTCGGCGCATTCCCGGCTGCCGACCTGATCAATCGCGGCACCAAGGAAGTGGTCATTGACTGGCTGGGCAAGAGCCCGCGGCAGATGGCCCAGACCCTGGGCACCGAGTGGGGTCGCGAGCTCGTTCACCCGCAACTGTGGATTCTGATGGCGCAGCGCCGTTGGGATGCCGCCAAGTTCGCCGGTCACAGCCTGGTTGTCACCGACGTTCGTTTCGAGAACGAGGTCGAGTGGATCAAGGCCCAGGGCGGTCATGTGATCGTGCTGGACCGTTGCGGTACCGAATCGGTTAGCGCTCACGCAAGCGAGCAGCTGAATTTCTCCGTGTTTGCTGATTGGTTTATTCGCAATGACAACACGATCGACATATTGCTGCATCGCGTTGACCAAGCCCTGAAGGAGCTGAACCCATGAAGGCGAAGGCGACCGACGATCAATTGCGCGAGGCGCTGGCCACCATGACCGTGGCGCAGACCGCTGAGCACTTCGGTATGAACGAGCGTACCGTCTGGTCGCGCAAGGCCAAGCTGACCGGCCTTGCGCAATCCCTGGCACGCCCAGTCGCCCAAGCATCCGCCAAGACCATCGACGCCACCAATTCCAAGACTTTCGTCGTCACCGCTGCGGTAAACGCCACCAAGGCGCACGCCGGGTTCATGAAGACGCTGCAGCTCTACTGCGCACTGCGCGGGGCTCAGCTGATCGTTATCCCGATGCGGTACCGCAACCCTACCAGCCGCAACGAAGACGGCACGGATGAATGGTGGGATGACCGCCTTGTCCCGTACCTGACGCATGAGCGCACCCGGATCGCCAAGAGCCTGGTTGTGCTGGCCGACATCAAGATCCAGCCGACCGCTATCAACCCGCTGCAAGGCTGGCTGACCGTGAGCGGTACCGACTCGGCGATCCTGGGTCACACCAAAATCGCGCTGAAGTCCGTCGCATCCAAGATGGGCAGCCCGGCCAAGCTGGTCATGACCACGGGCGCCTGCACCGTCGAGAACTACAGCGACACCAATGCCGGGGCCAAGGGCCAGTTCCACCACACGCTTGGCGCCTGCGTGGTCGAGGTCAGCGGTGACCATGCGCACACCAGGCAGATTTGCCCGCTCAAGGACGGATCGTTTATCGACCTGGCGACCAAGTACACCACCAAGGGCGTAGAGCCAGCACCACGGGCCGAAGCGCTGACCATGGGCGACATCCATGCCGAGGTAGCAGAGCGCCGTGTGCTGAAGGCTACCGCCGAGCTGGCGACCATGCTCAAGCCAAAGACCATTGTTGCGCATGACGTGCTCAACTTCGGATCGGCCAGCCATCACAGCAAATACTTCGAGAAGTTCGAGCGCCAGATGCGCGGGACTTCCAGCGTGCTCAAGGAATTGCAGGCCACCGCCAAGGTGCTGGACGAGATCAGCGGCCTGGCTGATCAAGTGGTCATGGTCAACTCGAACCATCACGACCACTTCAAGCAGTGGTTGGAGAAGGCCGAGCACGCCAACGACCTGGAAAACGCCCTGGTCTACCACGAAACAAAGACCGTCATGCTCCAGGCGATCCACGACGGCGGCTATATCGACCCGTTCCAGCACTGGATGGGAAAGCTGATGCGCCAAGGCAATTTGCGCTGGCTCAAACCCGCTGAATCGTTCTCCCGCTTCGGTATTGAGTACTCGTTCCATGGGCACAAGGGGCCGAACGGTGCTCGGGGCTCAACCAAGGGATTCGCCAACATCGGCGCCAAGGTCGTCAAGGGTCACAGCCACGGGGCCGAGATCGTCGACGGCGCTCGGTCGGTCGGTACCACGTCCAGGATGAACATGGGCTACAACGCCGACTCGCCATCAGGCTGGACCTGGACGCACGACATCACCTACGCCAACGGCAAGCAGACGCTGATCCACTGCATCGGTGGCTCGTTCTTCCGTAACGATCAGGCGGAGGGTGCGGCATGACCGAACAAATCAAAATGCTGGACTGCCCATTCTGCGGCGGGCCGCCCGTGACCATTATCAAAACCATCTTCCGCCCGATTCGACATGTTGAGCGGCTGGCGGACTACGGCGACGACGGGTTGAGCGTTGAGGCTCACGTCTACTGCCATGAGTGCGGTGCAAGTGGGCAGATTGCCGAGGATGAGATCTACGACGCCGAGAGTTACGACGACGTGATGGTCAAGGCGATAGGCAAGTGGAACGCCCGGGACAAGCGGCACGCGGACCTGTACGAGTCGAGCGACCGTGCTGGCCGAAACCTGTACCCGGGCAACGAACCATCCTGAATGGATGACACAACCAAGGGCGGAGCAGTACGGGGCCGCATCAGTAAATATCAGGGGTGATAGATGGAAGATTTGAAGATCAACGAGCAGGGTGACATCTGCCAGCATGTAGTCTTTTCAGGATCAGGGCGCGGCGTTTCGATTGAGTGCGCGGATGGAGTTGGCGAGTCTATTCGGGTCGATATCAGTGATGCTGACGCGGCCCGGCTGCGCGACTGGCTCAATCAGTACCTGGAGAGCGCGCAATGATCTACGAAGGGGTAACAACTGACCGAGAAGCCGATGATTTGCTGACCCACTGGGGCCGTTGGACTGTTCAGGGGGCGGGGGTTCCAGGCTGCTTCGCTCCAGGAGAGGCGCCGGTGACGATCATTACCGACGACGAGGCGCTGCTGATTGACCGCCTGGTGGGTCGGCTGAAGTTGCGGTACCCGGAGTGCGGGAGGGTGATCAAGCGCTACTACACCAGCGACCTGACAATTGCCCAGCTGGCCACCAAACTGGAAATGAGCAAGGAGTCGACGCGCCAGCTGTGGAAGGCGGGCGTGGCATGGGTTGATGGCGCTTTAGAATCTCGTCGCTCAGTCCCTTGACAGGGACCGGTCCAGAATTGTACATTTCCTTCATAGTGCGGTTTTACCGTCAGTAAAAAGATCAACCAACGCAAACGATGCGGATAAAACCGCCAGTCCGCACACGCGGAATCGTCTTTATTGGAATGCCAGCTCGATCGACAGGAAGCGCTCACCCCTCGCGGAATGCTGATTGAGCTGGCACCCCAATGCAGATGAATGCGCAGGCTGATGCGCTAAGCGTGAAGGGTGACCGGATTTCTAGACCGGGTGACTGAATCGTGAGTTGTGTAGCTCACCGGTAGAGCGGCCGTTAACAGCGGCGCGTTGCGGGTTCGACTCCCGCCCAATCGAGCCGGGGATAAGCACCGGCCATCTGCAGTCAATTACAGAGCCTCGCCATCGTGCGGGGCTTTTTGTTTCCTGTGACAACCAACCCTGAGAGGGATGCTGAATGATTAAGCGATTGACGATGTATCTGGGGATGGCGCTCGCCGCCTGTATGGCCTGCTTCTCGGTTACCGCGATGGCGGAGCCGCTGCGAGCAGCCAGCTATCACCTGGCTGTGATGACCGAGCCGCAAGGTGTCGCCATGCAGCGCCTGGAGCTCACTCTCGCTCAGTGGCGAACGGGTAGCGAGTCCGGCAGTGAAGACCTGAAAAGCAACCTGCGCGCATCCAGCAATCACTTCGTGATGACCTCGGCCAACTCTGACCCGGAAGGCGTCGGCATCGGTGAGGGCCTCACGCTCTGCTGAGCCAGCGGTCGAAATAGAAAAAGCCCGTACACGCTGCGGGCTTTTTTGTACCTCCGAGGAAAGCCGCTACCCAAGTGGATGCTTTCCCGGATGTATCAAGTCCACCCCATTCGGCGCCTATGCCCCCGTCCTTGCTATGAGCGGATGCGGAGAGCATAGAGCGCCGAACCTAACAAACCGCCGAGACATCGAGGCGCCATGAGATCCCATCTTATGTCCGAGCCAGGACCACTAACCGCTGCGGGCGGGATCGCACTGTACAAGCTGGGGGCCTTCGGGTTCGTTGCTGTGCTGGCTGCTGTCGTCGTAATGGCGATGACGCTACCAAAAACCGTGCGCGAGTTCACCGTCGCCATGATCAGCACGTCGGTGTCGAGCATCTGCGGCGGCGCCTTCGTGGTCCGCTGGCTGGGCATTGCCCACTGGGTGAACGACGACGCCGGCATGATCGCCATTGGCGGAATCATCTTTGTGTGTGGCCTGCCTGCCTGGGTCCTGGTTCGCGCCTGGTTCAAGTGGGCCGAGAAGCGCCGCGACAACGACCTGGCCGAGATCGTCGGCGACCTGGCCGAGCTGCGCAAAGCGGTAGCCGATGCCGTCCATCAACAGAATCCGTAAGGAGTGCCCCATGCAACTGATCGACAACTGGAAACAAGCGCTGAGCATGACCAGCGTTCAGGCAGGCGGCGCGATTGCTGCCCTGGGTATCGCTGAGCAGCTTATGCCGCAACTACAGGCCGTGCTGCCGCCGGTGGCCTACGGCGTGCTGGGTCTGCTGGTAATGATCGCCCGTGTGGTGCTTCAGCCGAAGCTGAGCAAGTGAGATGCCGGCCGACATCCTGATCCATCTGTGGCTTGGGTTCCTGGTCGCGATGTTCTGCGTGGTCCTGTACGGGATTCACCGGTTACAGCGCAGGCATCGGAAGGCGATGGGCCTGGACTGGTAGCGGCGCGCTACGAAAAGACAATGCGCTAATCGTGGCGCGAACACTGAAAGGGGAATGACCATGTCAGCGAATACCAATTCATCGAAAGGCGTTTCAACCCTCGGCTGGTCGGCTATCGGCCTGATTGTGCTGGTCCTGGCTGCGTTCAGCTTCGTATGACGACTATCGCCTACAAGGACGGGGTGATCGCCTACGACTCTCGCCAGACCCGGGGCGGAGCAATCGTGTCTGATGACTGCCTGAAGCACGAGGTTGTCGACGGTGTCAGCTTCTTGCTGGCGGGCGCTGTATGCGACGAGAGGGCCTTGATCGCTGCCTACTTCGGCACGCCTTCACCGGTTCCGGTCGAATGCTCCGGATATGCCGTAGATGGCGGCAAGCTGATGCTGGTCGGCCATGACGACAATACTGGGGTCTGGAAGCAGGAGCTCGACCCGTCAAACCCTGATGCCATTGGCAGTGGATCCGCATATGCCCTGGCGGCAATGGATATGGGTGCAAGCGCAGAGGATGCGGTGCGCGCTGCCATGAAGCGGGACATTTACACCGGCGGCCTGGTTCGCACGCTGATCATCAAGGCATGACCGTATCCCCTGAGCGCATTCGCTGAGTGCGCTGACGAGATACCAACACCAAGGAATTCACATGGCAGACAAGCAGCCCGACTGGGAGGCGGTAGGTCTGGTATAATGACGAAGCCCGGAGTGCGCTAACACGTCCGGGCTTCTAATCACTACCTGATCGGATAAGGATCACGGCCATGACTGACGCCATTGTAGCGGGAAAACCCGAACCTAAATACCTACGCCTTTTCCGTAAGGCGCTGGAGTCCGGCTATCGAATTGATGCGGCTGCTGGTAAAGCGTATCGGCCAGATGGAAGCGAATGGTTGCCGAGCACGAATGGGGCCGGATACCTGAGGCTGCAAGCCAAGATAGATGGCGAGCATTTACATATAACCCTGCACAAGGCCGTTGCCTATTCCCTGTGGGGTGACGCCGCTGTCGGTGGTGACGCTGTTCATGTTCGGCACCTTAATTCAGACAAGCTCAATTGTCTGGAGGGAAATCTGGCTCTCGGCACCGCGCAGGACAATGCGCTGGATAAGCCGGCCTCGCAAAGAAGCCGAGCAGTTCACAAGCGCGCCGCCACGCTAGGCAAACAAAAGCTTTCAGACATAGCTTCCAAGTCCAATGCGACGAGGGGGCATGAAGCATCTGTTGCCTATGGCCGTATGGGCGGCGAAGCGAAGAAAAAGCTAACCCCAGATCAAGTCGTGATGGTTCGAGAGAATGCGTCAAAGCCTACCGGGGATCGTATTCCGCAGAGGAAACTTGCCGCCATGCTTGGCGTGAAGCAGGGGACGATCTGCGACATTCTTGCCGGGAGATGTTATGGCGATGTCGAAATCAGCAGTTCCAGATTGGGAGAGCATTGAGCGAGCCTACCGGGCCGGGTCTCTTTCGGTGCGAGCAATCGCAGACCAGAACAACCTGACTGATGGTGCGATACGCAAGCGGGCCAAGAAGGAAGGGTGGGCTCGCGACCTGACTGAAAAGGTCCAGCAGGCCACCAAGGATAAGCTGGTACGCGCCGAGGTACGCACGGACGGTACGCAGGACGCACTGCGTACTGATGACGACATCATCGAGGAAGCGTCCGACGCTGCCGCTGCTGTCGTGCTGTCGCACCGTACCGGTCTGGCCAAGTGGCGAACCATTGCCGACAAGCTCTGCACTGCACTGGACGATATGGATGTGGTCGCCGACAACCTGGGCGATTTCTCCCGCGCACTGAATGCCGGCGTCGACGCCCAGCTCAAAGTCATCAAAGGCGAGCGCCAGGCCTACAACCTCGACACCGACGAAGGCGGCAAGACTGTCAACGACCTGTCCGACCTGATGGACGAGCTATCGAAGGAAGCATGACCGATGAAGCCCGAGCACAAAGCGCTGCTCAGGGATCGATTCTGGCGGCTGAATTCTCTTTATTTTATTACCGACAAAAACGGTAAGAAGGTCCGCTTCCGCATGACGCAGGAGCAGATCGACTACTTCCAGGGCATGCACACCCGAAACATCATCCTCAAGGCTCGGCAGTTGGGTTTCACGACTCTGGTCTGCATCGTCCAGTTGGATGCTGCGCTGTTCGAGGCTGCCAAGTGCGCCCTGATCGCTCACACCCTGACGGACGCCAAGCGCCTGTTCCGGGAGAAGATCAAGTACGCCTACGACAACCTGCCGGCTGAGATCAAGGCGGCCAACCCGGCACGCAATGACGCGGCTGGCGAGCTGGTATTCAGCAAAGGCGGCTCGCTCTACGTCAGTACGTCCTTCCGGGGCGGCACGCTGCGCTATCTGCACGTTTCCGAGTTCGGGAAGATCTGCGCCAAGTATCCGCACAAGGCGCGGGAGATCGTCACGGGCGCCTTCGAGGCGGTGGCAGCAGATTGCTTTGTCACCATCGAGTCGACGGCAGAGGGCCGGGCCGGCTACTTCTTCGACTACTCACAGAGCGCCGAGAAGCAGCAACTGAGCGGAACGCCCCTCGGTCTGCTGGACTGGAAATTCTTCTTCTTCAGCTGGTGGCGTAACCCGCTGTACTGGCTGGACCCGGCGACGGCGGTTATCCCGCAGCGCCTGACTGACTATTTCAACGAGCTGGAGGCCAAGCACGGCATCCAGACGAACCCCGGGCAGCGCGCCTGGTACACCGCCAAGGAAAAGACCCTCGGCGACGACATGAAGCGGGAATACCCGTCGATTCCTGTCGAGGCCTTCCAGCAGTCGGTAGAGGGTGCCTACTACGCCCAGCAGTTCACCAAGCTTTACGCGGCTGGGCGAATCGGCAAGTTGCCGGACAACTCGCATCTGCCAGTCATGACTATCTGGGACATCGGCGTCGGTGACTCCACGGCCATCTGGTTCGTGCGCAAGGTCGGCGACCAGTACCACGTCATCGATTACTACGAGAATAGCGGCGAAGGCCTTCGGCACTACATGAAGGTGCTCAAGGACAAGGGTTACACCTATTCCGAGCACTGGGGGCCGCACGACATCGAGAACCGCGAGTTCGGCAGCGATGCCAAGAGCCGCAAGGACATCGCCAAAGAAGGCTATGAGATCGATGGAGAGCGGTACTCGATCAAGTTCCAGGTCGTGCCAAAGACCGGCGTAGACACCGGCATCGAGGCGACTCGGGAGATCCTGCCGCGCTGCGCGTTCGACGAAGAGAAATGCGACGAAGGCATCACCCACCTTGAGAGCTACCGCAAGGAGTGGGACGACAAGCGCGGCTGCTGGAAAGACAAGCCGCTGCACGACAAGGCATCCCACGGCGCTGACGGCTTCCGCTACTTCGCGGTCGCCATGACCAAGCGCAAGCCAACACCAACTACCACAACATCCCTGAGAATCTAGCCCATGAGCAACGACGACCCAAGCATCGCCCTGCCGGCGGTTGAGCGCATGCGCGAGCACTGGGCCATTGTCGATCCGCTGATGGGTGGAACTCAGGCAATGCGCAAGGCTGGCGACAAGCTCCTGCCGCAATACCCGGCTGAGGCTGACGACACTTACAAAGAGCGCCTGGCCCTGTCCACGCTGCTCCCTGCCTACGCAGAGACGGTCAGCAGCAGCACTTCGCGCGTATTCGCTGAGCCTCTTCAGCTGGGCGAGGATGTGCCTGAGCCGATCAAGCTGCTCTGCGACGACATCGACCTGGGCGGCAATGACCTCAATTCGTGGTCGGTCGAGTGGTTCCGCTCGGCGCTGTCCAGCGGCCTGTGCCACGCGATGATCGAGCACCCGCCGACCCGTGACGCTGAAGGCGAAAAGCTTTACAAGACCGCTGCAGATGAGCAGGCGGCAGGGGTTCGCCCTTACGCCGTCATCGTCAAGCCGGGCCAGGTGCTCGGCTGGCGCTTCTCCCGCGGCAAGCTGATGCAGGTTCGCTACATGGAATCGGTCGAGGTCGCAGACGGTGACTTCGGCGTCAAGTGCGTGGATCAAGTCCGCGTGCTGGAGCCTGGCAGCTGGCGCACCTACCGAAAGGTCGACAATGGCGGCGCCTGGGAGCTGAATGGGGAGGGTTCGACCAGCCTCAAGTACATTCCGTGGGTGACGTTCTACACGGGCCGCACAGGGCCGATGACGGCCAAGCCGCCACTGCTCGAACTGGCTCACCTGAACGTCAAGCACTGGCAGTCACAGAGCGACCAGGACAACTTGCTGCACGTTGCCCGCGTCCCGCTGCTGTTCGTGTTCACCGACAACGAAGAATTCCAGCTGACCATCAGCTCGGCCAGCGCGACCCGCATGCCGAAGGACGGCAACGCCAAGTACGTCGAGCACACTGGCGCGGCAATCACCGCCGGACGCGACTCGCTGAACGACCTGGTCGACGACATGCGTATGGCCGGGGCCAAGCTGCTCCAGAAGGAAAAGCAGGCCGTGAAGACGGCGGCACAGGCAAACGAGGAAGCGGCGCAGGAATTGTCACCGCTGGCTCGCCTGGCTGGTCAGTTCGCTGACTGCATCGCCCAGCTACTCCAGATCCTGGCCGATTACGGCAGCCTGGGTGACGGTGGTCACGTCGAAATGCGCGGAAACTTCGACAGCGACTTCGCGCCTGAAGTGTCCCTGCCTAACCTGATCAGCATGGCCAACTCCGGCAAGCTCAGCGACCAAACGCTCTACTCCGAAATGCAGCGCCGCGGCGTCATCAGCGACGAACTGGACTGGGAAGAAGAGAAGGCGCGCATCGATGAGCAAGGGCCGGCACTAGGGAAGCTCTGACATGGCAACGGTCAACGAGCAGTTGCAATCGGCATCGATCGGGCACGCGGTTGACCTGCAGCACCTCAGTAATGCCGAGGTGCGCAAGGTCATCAAGCTGCTGAACAGCGTGGACGCCGACCTTCGGGCCCGGCTGATCGACGCTATCGAGCGTCTGGGCGCCGACTCCTACACGGCCAGGCACCTCAATGCCGTGTTGGTATCGGTGCTGGAGCTGAACAAGTCGATTTATGCCTCGATTGGCGAGGTCATGGCTGAGTCGGTCGTCGATATCGGCCAGTACGAGGTCGAGTACCAGGGCGCGCTGTTCACGCGGGTCATTCCCGGCCAAGTGTTGGTCGAGGTCAAGCTGAACACGGTCAACCTGGCGCAGGTGCGAGAGATCGCGCTGAGCCGACCATTCCAGGGGCGCTTGCTCAAGGAATGGATGGGCGACCTGGAAGCGGGCCGGGCGGCGAAGATCCGCGACGGCATCCGCATCGGCATGACCGAAGGCCAAACTACTGACCAGATCGTTCGCCGCATCATGGGCACCCGGGCCGAGGGATACGCTGACGGCCTGATCGAGCGCAGTCGCCGCGACCTTGATTCGGTGGTGCGGACGGCTATCAGTCACACCGCGCAGGGCGCCCGCGAGGCCTACTACCAGCAAAACGACGACCTGGTCGACGAGGTTCGCTGGCTCAGCACCCTGGACAACAAGACGTCAGCCCCATGCCGACTGCGTGACCGCCTCGTCTACACCAACGACAGCAGGCATCTGCCAGTCGGCCACAAGGTTCCCTGGCTCAGCGGGCCGGGCAAGCTGCATTGGTGCTGTCGGTCGACCTCGATGCCGATCATCAAGAGTTACGAGGCGCTGAGGCTGTCCAAAGGCCTGCCAGAAGGCACGCGAGCGAGCATGGATGGTCAGGTGCCGCAGTCAACGAATTACGGCGACTGGATCAAGTCGCAGAGCGCGACAAGGCAGGATCAGGTATTAGGCCCGGCGCGCGGCAAGCTGCTTCGTGATGGTGGGCTGGATCTGGATCAGTTCTACAACGACAAGGGCAAGCTGCTCACCCTTGATCAGTTACGCGAGCAGGACGCCGCGGCATTCGCTCGGGCCGGCCTGTAATCGAGCAATCCAGCGCCACGAAACGCTACAGCGCAAAACGTAGCGCGCCAAATCAAACCAGCCTCGCACTCGCGGGGCTTTTTATTGCCTGTCTGTTCGGATGAGCGGGGCGCACTGGGCCGGATGGCCTGCTAGGAGAAACAATGAAGCTCAAGATCGTTGAAGTGGATGGCAAGCAATACGCGGAAGTCCTGGATGGGAAGCCCGTATTCACCGGTGACGACGGAAAAGACATCGCTTTCGATGCCGTAGGCACCCGCGACACCATCACCCGGCTGAACGCTGAGGCCAAGTCGCATCGCACCCGTGCCGAGACTGCCGAGGGCCTGGTAAAGACCTTCGAAGGTATCGACGACCCAGCTGCAGCCCGAAAGGCGCTGGAAACTGTCTCCAATCTCGATGCCAAAAAGCTGGTGGATGCCGGCGAAATCGAGCGCGTGAAGGCAGAAATCAGCAAGGGCTATCAGGCTCAGCTTGACGAATCCAACGGCAAAAACCAGACCCTCGAGCAGCAGCTGTACGCCGAGAAGATCGGCGGCAACTTCGCCCGCTCGAAGTACATCGCCGACAAGCTGGCTGTGCCGGTGGACATGGTTCAGGCCACTTTCGGCCAGAACCTGAAGGTCGAAGAAGGCAAGGTCGTCGCTTATGACGCCCAGGGCCAGAAGATTTTCAGCCGCTCCCGCCCAGGCGAACTGGCCGACTTCGACGAAGCCATCGAGACACTTGTTTCGCAGTACCCCCACCGCGACCACATCCTGAAGAGTTCCAACGCCAACGGCGGCGGCGCTCAGGGCGGTGATGGCGGCAATTCCGGCGCCAAGGGCAACTTTGGCGGCAGCAAAGCAGATCGCGTAGCAGCCATTAAGGCCATGACCGCAACAAGCTAAGGAGCACCTATGTCCCTGTCGAACATGAAGGTATTCAACGAATACCTCAAGAAAACCACCATCGAAACCCTGGCGCAGGACGTTGAGAAGTTCAACGCCGCCTCCGCCGGGTCCATCCGTCTGACCACTCAAGGCATCGACGGCGACTTCCTGCAAGAGTCGTTCTGGGCTGGCCTGCACAGCGCCCAGCGCCGTGTTGACCGCTACGCCGCCAACGGCGCGCAGGCTGCAACCCCGCTGACCCAGAAGCAATACGACTCGGTGAAGATCGCAGGCGGCTTCGGCCCGATCCTGTGGGAGCCTTCGCAGCTGTCGTGGGTTCAGAAGAACCCGGAAGAAGCCCTGGAAGTGATCAGCCGCAACCTGTCCG